TCGCTCTGTAGTTGATAGTGTCTGCTGCAACGATTGCAGTAGTATCACCAGCTACAATACTTGTAGTACCTGCGTCATATCGACGATGGCGGTTAGTAGAAGGAGCAGAAACATCAGAAGCAAACTCCAAATCAACAAGCTCGTGACCTGTTGAAGATGAAGTAGTCCTTAAAGCACCATTGGTTTTGTTGGTGTAAGCAGAACCAGATAATGTTAGAAACGCTAACTGATCCATTCGATCTGCCATTGCATAAGCAAGAGCGTCACGAGAATTTTCACGGAAATTTACAACAGACTTTTGATCGGCTAAACGACCAGCAATCCTGTTAGCAAATCTAAGCTGATCTAGCTCGATAGTGATATCGTAGGCACGAAGTGCTTCTTCATTACCCTCTAAGGTGTTATCCCCAGTGATACCATCACCTGTCATATCAGCAAGTAATGTAATGACTGCTTTGGTTCCTTTGTCAGACTTGGTTAAGTCTGTAATTCTCTGAACCATAGCGTTAGAACCAGAGCCAGCGAACTGATTGATAAAGCTCATGTTTCGGGCAACACGCCAGAAATCACGGCTCCACGCAGTAAGCTGATTACTGGTTAGCGCACTAAAATTTGTTAAAGCCATAATCGGCCTCCATTAAAAAATGAAAGAAAGTAAACAGGTCTATACCTGTCAATCTCAGCCGACTAGGTGCGGCTAAACCCTTGCAACGTATCGTGCTGCAACGACTTAGCGCATTTAGAACGAGGTGCGACCTCGGCAAGTTTTACGTCATTACAGACGAGAAAAGACGTTTTTTACGTGTACGACACGGACAGTATCGCTCTATCATGCGTAAACTCTATATTAGTGGGGCTAATCAACCTTGTCAAATGTATTAACTTCCTTGTCGCCTAGTATTCTGTAATTAACAACCATGCCCCAGGGTATGACCATTGGGGTGTTGATATACTCAGACTCGTCTGGATACCAATCCGTACACATGATTAGCCCTTCGTTTTCTTTAAACTCGATTAAGTACCCAACTGTGTTTCTAGTTACCGCCTTTAGTTCCTTGGCTTCTTCGAGCGTTAGATCACAAAAATCAATCCACGCATCTTTCCATGTAACCTCACATATTGGGTACATAATCCATTACCATTTAACCTTATGCGACCAATAACGAGCGCTTAGTTTAGAAGGGTTAGAGTCTTGCGCGTTATGCCTTGCGTAATACGATTTCTTTCGCGCTTTTTCAGCAGCGGTTTTAGGATTTTTACCCGCACCCGACACACCTTGTTGGCCGAATCGAATGGTTTTTACCGTATCGCCTTGTTTAGCTACAACTACATGCGACTTTTTAGGGTGGTTAGGAGTTCGTTTAGGCTTGTTATACCCACTTACACCTATCCTCGATAAAATTGGGTCTTTTTTCCTAGTCATTACAGTACATCTCCTCGTAATCGGGCTATTGTTGCTGCGGGTAGGGCATTAAACTCGTCTTCAGACATGTTACTAATGTCTAAAGGCTGCTCCCCATGCGCTGAACTACTTTCGCCAGGGAGATTTGGTGGTTGTTGTTCTGCGGTTTTAAGTTTTTTAGCGACTTCACTGCGCTTTTTAGCCACCTCATCTACTGAAGGCTTCGTTTTCTGGGGTGCTTGGGTTTGTTGAGGGGCTTCGGGCGCGGGAACCGCTAAATTGTGCTCTGCCACCACGTATTTTACCGCTTTGTGCATAGCATCTGCGCCATCGTAGCCTTTCAGCCCAAGAGCTTCCGCTAAATCAACAACTTCACTGGTTAATTGTTCGTTGTACTGCTCAGAATTCTGGTCAAATACAGGAAATTCGGCCTCAATCTGCTTACTCGCGTCCATAATTGCGTTTTGTTGGTTAGAAACCTGTATTTCTTGGCGCATTTTCTGTTCAACTTCAAAAGTAATCTGCTCTCGCTCGGCTGATCGTATCTCAGCCCGCTTTTTTGCAGCCGCTTCTGCTTGTCCGTCTAAGATTAAGTTCTGAAGTTTGACTTCTTCAGCATCGAAATCGTATTTAGGCGCTTCTTTTGGTGCTTGCTCCTTTGCTTTAAGCTCTTCAAGCTCTTTCTGCATAGCTTTATTCTTTTGCAGCACTTCATCTAGTCGTGTTTTAGGAACCATTGGCTTTTTAGGGGGTTCTGGTTCTTTAGCTTGCGCTTCTTCTTGAGCAGGTTCTGCCTCTTCAGGCTGCTCGGCAACTGGTTCTTCCTGTTCTTCTTCGGTTTCAGCAGGTTCCTCAGATTCAGCACTAACTTCCTCCGTTTCTTGGGTGGTTTCTTCGACAGGTTCTTCCTCTGCAACAGCTTCCTCACTCACCTCCTGAGTTTGCTGTTCTTCTGTTTCTTCTTCGCCTAATCCAAAATTAAGATCAATGTCTTCGGGCTTTTCGATTTCCTCAGAACCCGGCATTCTTTCGAATTCAACTGCTTCGTTTTGCGCTTCTTCTTTCTTAGCCATTAGTTAACTCCAGTATCGGTTGGTGGGTTTGTTTGCTGCTTATTTGCCATTTGCATAGCTGTTGACGCTATTTTAGTTGCGGCCTGAGTATCCGATTGTCCTTTGCGGATTTCATTGGTGCTTGCAGAAAGTTCCCTTCTCAACTCAAGTTCTTGGTTCTTCATTGCCAGCTTAGATTGTATTTCTGCAATCTGTAGCTGTGGCTGCACTTCGGCAGTGTCTGTAGCCTTCGCCATATTCAAAGCAGCCTCAGACTGAAGTTTTTGTACTTCAGCTTCGAGCTTCTGAATTTCAAGCTGTATGTTCATCATTTCAAGCTGATTCTGCATTGCCAGCATTTCAGCTTGTTCTGGAGTAGGCGGCTCTTGACCAGTTAGTTCGCGTATACGTTTAGCAAGCTCGCCTTTCTTAGTCAGGTGACTATATTCAACAATCGCATCATCAGGAATTGCTACACCAACCTGTCTGAGATTCAATGCTTCGGCAAACTGTATTTCATCAAAACTATCTCGTGCGGGTGCAGTCGCTACGATCACATCGTACTCGCCAAGTGTCAGATCATTGATAATGCGACCTTCCGGTGACATCTCATTAATCATTAATTCTTCACGGGGTTTCAACGGATCAGACTCGTCTGTTATCTGTACAAGACGCTCCTCGGTGTAAAACTGTTGAACGCAACGTAATATTTTCTCAGCAAGGTAGTGTCTGGTTTTACGCAAATTGTCTAGTGGCACTTGTATCATGACAACGCCACGGTTCTGTTTTGCCTGTATCGCAATACCAGATACTTCTTGCCCGTCCGTTCCTAACATCGAATCATTTACGCCAGAAATTTGTTTAATATTTCCCGCTGCTTTTTGGCCGATACGATCTAAACCTGTTGGGATCGTATTGGGTTGTATCTTAGTAGGGGGATTAGTGCCTCTGGCATACTCCACGACTAAACCAGTCTGTGCGCCGTTTTCTTCTAAATCATCTGGGGTCATGCCAACAAGCGAACCGGACTCAACCATCCAGCCGCTGTTTGCTGTTGTATTAACAATATGTAATTCCTGGGAAGCAATTTTGTTTAGTTGTTCTTGCGGAGATAATAAATTGCGTACCATGCCGAAAGGTCTGCCCCGGCGGAAGTAAGCAAAGTAAGGAACAAGCGTAAACTCAGGGTAGGGCGACCAGTCATCATGCAACACACATTTATCGCAAGTAACTGTCCATCGAACTTTAGGAACAACTTTAGAAATTAAACTTAGACCGTACTGCTTACCAAATTTTTTCTTTTTCTGGTCAGACCAATTCGCAGGGGCAGGTCTTTGATCGCCAGTAAGTGGATCAACATAATAATCGCAGCGCGACATTTTTTTATGCTGTCTTTCAATAACTCGTAAGGATCGAACCTTCCTGTACTCATCATCACCTGGGATATGTTCTTCGTGTGTATCGGCATCACCGAATCGAGTTTCTTCGTATTCAATCGAATCGCGCCCATAAGAGTTGCCGTTCTCAGCAATAAAAGTTAGTTTTTCCGCTTGCTTCTTACCGTACAGCTCTTCGATCTCGTCAAGTGTCATCCACCGAGTCTCAAAAAACTCTGTCCAAGAAGCAGGGTCATAATCTTTTGCATCAGGATCGAGCAAAATGTCGCAAGGGTCTTTAGCCGTGATTTTGACTTCGCCCTGTGTGTGATCTGTAAAATCAATCCGCACATCAAAGTACCCACGGCCATCCATAATCAAGCCGTCAGAAAATACTTGCTGCTCCAACCAGTCGAGTTTGTTGTTGTCTGCAATCTGCAAATACAACTTGGTCAGTACGTCTGCTGTTTCCTGATCGCCACCGCGTCGGGGTTTGAACTGAATATCTGCTCGCCTCGATGACTGCTCGCCCAATACCGTATTCACGGTGGGTAAAATAGTATTAATAGTCAGGGCAGGGCGACCCTCCGCGTCAAGCGTTGCAATGTCATTTGCATCCCATTGTTCACCGCGATAAAACGAGTCGCATTTTCTCGCCATTTCAATATAGTCCGTATGCCCGTTATCCCGCGCACGAACATACCGATGCCATTGTGTATCTGCGATTTCCATTTCTTTTTCAGGAGCTAGATTCTTAGATTTTGAATACGCCATAATTTATGCACTCATCGCTGATTTACGCTTGTCGTCATGCGCTAAACCTGCAAGACGATCTCGCCAACTGGGTTCTTTAATAATAGGAGCTTGATAAGTCGCAAACTCCGTCATCATAAGTCCAAGCCATGCCATAGCATCAACTTGGTCATCGTGTAATCCGTTTGGAAATCTCAAAAGTTCTGCGACAAGTGGGCCAGTGAAATGTGCTTCTTTCGGAATGTATACCATCCCTTGTTGCATACGACCCTGTATCGCTCGCGCTCTTGCTTCCTTGTCACGCCTTCCGGTCTTCAAATCTTTAAAATAGGCTTCGTACAAGCCCCTCTCTCGAACACGTTTTTCTAAAAACGGCCCAAGTGCCATTTCGATGTGGCCTTTTTCAATACCTATAATTGATGGTTTCCACTGCTCATAAAAATCCAGAATTTTTTCCACCAATTCGAAACCGTCGTAGCGACCGCGAACCACATCCATAACATACAAACGATCATGCTCATCAACACCGATACACATACCCACGCTATAGTCATTGCGATCACGCT